TCGTTCTGCTCCCACACCGAAGATGGCCTCTTCGAAGCCGCTCCAGACCGCACCACGCGGTCCTCCTCCAATGGTGCGAAGATCATTAGGATGGGTGAAGGAAGCTACCATAAACTGTGAATAAAAATAACCAAAAGGTGGCACAGAAATTGGTTGATTACTCGCATCAGAGGCGTATTGCACAAGATCAACATTATCCAAAGTAAGGCTCATTATTGCACCTTCGTTCACCGTTAATACCTTAGAATAATCTAAAGCTACCAAGTTTGTAGGTGGCGCAGCGCTTCGATTTAGGTAATAAACCTGCACCGGAGAAGAAATTTCTAGCTTGGCTGTTAGTTCCAACGTTGTTGTAGGAGTGCCACCAGTTTGGAAAAAAGCCCCGTCGTTTGTTCCACCTGTATAAAGAGCAAGCTCAACACAACCACGAAATCGAAAAGCCACATTTGCAGAGGAAGAAGGTAACCCTACAAACTGATATTGTGCTTTCGATTGGAAAAAGTCTGTAAAAGCAACGAGTGCCATATTAGGCAATGTAAGAAATCCTAACCAACCCAGAATGGCCTTTTGTCGATTTGGTAATAGGAGTATCCGTGCCTGTGTAAATAGGGTTGAACCTTCCCAACCCCGTCCCTCCCCCACCATAGGCTAGACCAGAGTTAGGGGCACTTGTCGTGAATGGGTTTACCAACCCTGACAACTGCCAACCATAACCAGCAAGGGCACCAACTCCATTTCCTAAAGGATTAGGGTCGACATAGTTAGGAGAGGCAAATGCGGGGTAGACAAAGCTTGATCCTCCATTAAAAGAAGAAGCTTCTGCTGCGTTACCAATTGCTGAGGGGGTTGCCCCAGCGCCAGATTCAACATCCACACTCAAACCTGTTACCCCGTCAATTACTGTAACATGAGCAGCCGTAAAGCCTGTGAAGCCTTTTGACGTTCCGTTATCTGTTGTCTTTGAGTTCTCATTTAAGGGTGGGATTGTGATGACCAAAGTATTTGTAGGGGCGAAAGCTGGTGTGACAAACAATATACGAATCATCTTCCCCGCCCCACCACCAAAGTTCGTAATTGTTGGCCCAGGCCATGTGATAGTTCCGCCCCCTCCACCACCAGGAGAGACTACTGTCACCACAAAACGTGTTACTGTAACGGGCTGAACCCATATCCCACTTGAAGTAAAGTCTTTGTTGATAACAGCCCCTCGCTTACCTAATCCTGTTGGATCAAGCATACGAGGTATAAGAGCTACTAGGTCGTTGAGGTCTTCATCACCTGTCATGCCACTTGTAGCATCTGGACCGTCAGAGAGAGTAAAGGTCTGATTAGGAAGGCCATCATAACCTGCTCCAAAGAATAAAGGACTAAAAAGATCGCTTGAATAAGCCGTCTGTATCCCAGCAGTCAAGCTCACCCACCGAAAGCGATACCGGAAAATCTTCCCCTGCACCTTTGCAAACGTGAGTCTTTTGTTGGGCAAACTTGGCGTCCACGTTCCCACCACCTTGTAAACAACAGGTTGGTCGAAGAAATCCCTCGTCGCGATCGACACCTCGATCCCATCGCCTGAAGTGTAACTTCCATCCAACACCATCGAATCTTGTTCCTTCACTGTTTGGAGAGAACCATCAAAAAAGTCGCGGGTTTCAAGGGTTGGTGCTTCTTGAGCGAGCAAAGTCGACGTGTCGTCGGTTAGAAGCTCTTCGCGAAGCACCAAGCCCAAACTTGAGCCAAACAACCGGCCGCTGTTCGATATGCTAGTGTTTGAAAGCTCATCCACCTTTCCAACCAAAGAATCACACTGCGTCCCCACAAGCTCGTCGCAAGTGCGTGCCCTCGAGGTTTGCCCTCCAATGCAGCGCACATCCTCAACCGAAGCCGAATACCATGACCGTGTCCTCCAGTTAAAGACCACCTGCTTATCGTATCGCCCTATAGAGGCAGTCGAGCAGAAAACCCACCCAACCTCATACCTCTCCGGCCTTGTATAGGCCCACGTCATCTGCAAAAGGTCGAAGTTTGTCGAGACCGTATTGCGAAAGTAAGAAATTATATGCGTTCCAATAGACTGCGGAGCCTGCCCATCGAACATATAGAAATCCTGCTCGACCACGTCGAAGAAAAAGTGCATGTTCTTATGAGACGCCAACCCATACATCAACCCATTTCCCACATCGGTGAAGATTGGCGCACCCGCACCAAAGCGCATCACCTTCGGTAGCCCGACATAGACTGCGCAGACGATAGCACTTGGGGTATAACACACTAAAAAGTCCCCAAGCCGACGGACCCCCGTAACTCCGACCAATGGCAAATCGGTCCGGCACCACTCTTCAATGTCGAAACTATCAGTTTCGTTTGCCACGGAAGGTGTGTGGGAAGATGGATCATAAAGACCTCCCCAATGAATTCGTGTTGGTCGGACTTCTCCTTGATAGTTGGTCCATCCAAAAACAAGGTGGTCGAAGAAGGAGTCCAAGTAACGAGCGGCGGGCACGGCTGTTGCATAGCGACGCACCCGGGTTCCTTCGGTAAAGGCGAGAGAGTTGAATTCATTCGTGAACCATAGTTGGTTGTTATACACCACCGTCGCCCATCGTCGATGCATACCGGGCACCGTGATGAACTCAGCATCGCTTCCCTGAAAAGGGAGGAATTTCGACAGCGAAGGTGTGTCAACGTTGACCTGAAAAGCATGCCTTGAAGATAGTCCCACCACAAGACTCCGATCCTTCGTCCCTGTCGGAAGGTTCACCAACGTCTGAAGCGCGTAAGGGTAATTGATCACTCCTCCCACTCGACCCACGATCTTCTTCCGCAATACCTGAGAAACCTGCGTATTCGTTGAGGAGATGTTATGTGACACGGTCCATTTGCTTTCATCCACAAGATGCGCCCTTGAGGTCGAGTCGACTCCTCCCACGCCCGAAATGTGCGAAACCGGATGACGTGTTGTGGCCATTAAACTGTGGTGTTAGCTACTGACACAGTTGAGATTAGTTGTTGAATTGTGAAGAGGGTGAAATAATCCGTGAAGACTTGCCCAAGCGGGCCGTAATTGGAGGTTAAACCTAACCCCCCGGTAATAGCAGCTTCTATAATATGACGTATATATATTGTTCCAGGATTGGCAACTGTGACATTAACGAAGCTTAAAATGTCCTCGATTAAACTAAGAGTCGTTGCGTATTGACCCCCACCAGTGGTGTAAGAAAAAGAAGAAGTGCCCATTGTGATGTTACTCTTCGTTCCTGTTGGATCAAGCTTCGCTTCCATATAGGCACGGTGGCGATTTGAACCCGTTGCAGGAACGCGAACCTGGATACGGTAAATTCCAGCTTGTGTGATTTGAATAACCCCATCCGTTCCCGGAGTTCTCAAAAAGGTCGACCCCGACGCAGAACCAACAAATTGCCATGCACCGTTGATTCCACGAGTATTTTCTGCTGGACGTGCAACGGAGGAAGCAGGCACGAGAGTTTCAGCAAGGATAGCTGTGGAAGCAAGACCACTCACTCCTGCTAGGTTAAAGAAGGTGTTACCATTCTGATCTACCCCAATAACACCTGTTAAGGTCTTCGCCACAGCAGAATCCGCAAGGTTGTTATCAGTGTTTCCTCCTACGAAGATTTGTCCCGCTTTGCATGTTGGAAGAGACCGAGGTTGGATTGTATGGTCCCCGATGTCATTCCCAACCACAGCTTTGCTAGCAAACTTCCCCGCCGGGATCGAAAGCGGCCCCAACTTATTCGCCGTCACCGACCCATCAGCAAGGTTCGCTTCTGCCACTGCCGCAGATGCGAGCTTTATCGAGGTCACCGCTCCATCACCTAAAGCCGCTGTCGTCACCGCCTTCGTAGCAATCTTTGCCGTCGAAATAGCACCATCTGCAATCTTCGTGGTTATGGCCGCGCCATCTCGAAGGTCGATGTCCGAAATCGTTCCCTGTGCCACCTCTCGTTGAACTCCCTGATTTGCGTCCGATCCCCGGATGCTACCCACAAGGGAGGAAGTATCAAAGGCGGAAAGTTTAAGCTTGTTCGTCCCCGTATCATAGGACTGCGATAGAAAGTCATAAATCCACCGACGCGTCTGTCTTAAGGCATCATCGAGCATCGCGGCATCTTCCGTCGGAGACGGGTCAGCCATCGTTGCTTGAAGGGCAGAAAGGGTGGCAGAAAGAGTAGGGTAAGTTGCCATAGGTTAAAGAGGTTCACCAATCAAAATACATTGGACTGGGGTCTGAAACCCAAGAAAAAACGCTGAAGACCCACTGATAGTAAAAGAGAGGTAAAGGTATTGCCCGTCTTCCTTGAGAATAAACACATACCGTGGAGTTGCTGCTCCTGGTGGCCAGACCGGAGAAACACTAGCCCATACATTGAGGGGCACAACCACCCGTCGAAAGCCCAAAGCCACGACGTTGATGTTGGGATCCCAAGTATCTCCACCACCTGGGGAGGTTGGGATGTAAGCCTTTCGCATGACCAAGCTTTGTCCTTTTGGACCAGCCAGGTTAAATTCCTCAAGTATTTGAACATAGGCTCTTGTTAGAGATTGAACAGCCATTAGTCAAGGGAAGCGTCATCTGTCGATGAGGCAATGTAGGTGGCATTCCATTGCACCACGTTGGTCCATGTATCATCCAACATCTTCGACGTGATCGCCACCCTTTGGTCTTCTTTTAGGAAGAAGTTCAAATAATAGAGGGTGCGAAAGATCATATACTCGAAAGCAAAGTCGAACAAGAAGCTTCCATCTATAAGCTGGACGAAGTCGGGAAGCCATTGGAGGATGTCGAAGAAGAGCGTCACGTTCCCAGAGCCAAGCTGCGTCGTGTCGGCAGGGAATATCTGCACGGTCGTGCCGACCTGAATCACCACGAAGGGGAAGGGAGCGAAGCTTGTGATCACATCTGTCACAGAGGCAAGGCTGCTCAAGCCAGAGAAGCGTCGTTTGATACGCTGAACATAAACGTCGCGGGAAATTAACTCGACCGGAATTGGAAGAGTTCCAACCGACAGAAAAGCCCTCTTCAGGCTCTTAGGAAGAACCGGCGTTGTAGTCCCATAAATAGTCATCCCCGAAACGTCCCCACCATTAAGCACGCTAATAACAAGCTGTGTCGAGACCTTCGCAGCCTCAAAGTCGACCGCTCGTTGGGCAGCATCCTTTGCGAGGTTGATCGCGAGGAGAAGACAATCCTGGCCACTAATGAGAAAGTCACTCTCATTCCGGGTTGCGAAGGCAGCCACCGCCATCCGAAGGTCTTTAAGGGTTCGTGCCATTTAAAAGAAGGGCATTTTGATAACGGAGACGCCCAAACTCCAATCCTTCAGTTCGCCGTGCGCGTCTTGCGGTTGTTCCCACCAAGCATACCAAAGTTGGACTTGCCAGTTTGGTATTGTTCAGTCGCGTTCGTGGCTTGAAAGGCTTTCGTTATCTTCGCCACTCCTGATACTTTGTTGGTATCTCGGTGATCTACCCCCGAGTCGGGGGTGATCGTCAGATCGTCCAAGTCTTTTGGCACTATCATTTCTTTCATTTTCGTTCTCTTTCTCTTTGAGGGTTAGAAGTAGCCATGGACCTCCACAGCCAATGTTCGAGGAGTTGTAACGGTGACATCCACCGGGATGCCCGTGGCTGCTTGGACCTGTGTGAGCACTAGGTAGGTGCCATCCGCCGCGGGTGAGAGCAGATAAACAAGGGAATTGTCATCCAACACCCCATTCGAACAACTCTCAATCTTGGTGAATCCCATCGCGGAAGCGAGGAGCTTGTTGGCAGTGCTACCACAAGTCCACGTTCCATTCAAGGTTACCAACGCACCTTTTCTCTCCTTACCTGTGACACCTCCTTCAGTCCAAGACCGAAGGACCGTCACCTGCGATTGAAGTAGGTCAGCCATAAGGTTATGGGGTGTAGTCCGTCACATTTTGGAGATACATATGACTCTCAGGGAAGCGACATTCAAGGCCGGCTTCGGTGAGCCATTCGTCCTTACGATAATCCGCATCGTTCGGCTGGCGATTCTTCAACAGTTCAGTGTCACGGCCCTGAACATACCGATACCGCAGATTTTGGATATCCAAAAAGAGGGCGTTGTAACGCATGGCGGCGTTCTGCGAGAAGAGTGGATGACTCTTGTAGTAGATCGTTCCATAGGGTGTCTGGTGACGCACGACACTCATTCCATAGGTGTCGGTTAGAGGAAGATCCGCCGTGAGGGTGGTCTTGCTCTTATACATCTGGTTGATCACCGAGAGAAAGCCTGAACCACACAGCACCAACTTCTCATTCGCGGTGTTGTTCGTAACACGAAATACACGTTCTAGGTACTTCTCATACGTCTTTTCGTTGATACTCCCCGCTGCGTTTGAGATGATCCGTTTGTTGTCATCGGTGTCGAGCGTTGCGGCTGCGTTTCCATAGATCGTCCCAGCTTCCCAGTCAATCAAGAACCCGAGGATACCACCAGTTTGAAACTGGAGGAGGCCCGCCACGTTGGTCTTGCTTTTATAACCGAAAAGGAAACCCTTTTCCATTTCGATCATATGTTGCACCGATGATTCCTTCGCTTTGTCCTTGTAAGGTCCGGTCTCATCATACTTCAACCCAGTCTTCAACGCCGTGCCGGTCATACTGAACGGAGTTCGGAAGATTTGAGCGTTGTTTGTCGGATTCACCGGAATCGTGTAGATCTCGGAGGTAGCTGCCATGATCGTGCCCTGAGCGCCGAGGTCCTGGCCCTGTTGGAAGCTCGAACCGATAACGAGAACTTCCTTTCCAACATAAGCTGCGAGGTTGCTGAGCAACGTCGTGGAAGCTTGCTGAAGGTAAGGCTTTGCCAAGATACGAGCGTTCATGAAGCCCGCGTTAGCTGTGCTCACGAAGGTAATCTGCGCAATCAGGTCGAAAGTGCCCGCGCCCGTGGTTGTCCATGTGATCGCTGGAATCCTCACGATATGACCAGCACGGAACTGTGAACTATCCGCTACCCTAAAGCGGATCATCTGGTTTGCACCAGCCGTCCCGGCAGCGTTGAACCCTGCCATCGTTAGCGTGGCCGCACCATCAGCGGTGAGGGAATCATCCACTCCCGAAGAGGGTGTAGCTGTGAAGACCAACGTCGTGGTCGCAACGACCATTGTCGATCTCTGTTCGGCAAGTCGCTTCTCATACCAGGAAAATTGTGGGTCATCTGTATCTTCCTCCTGAAGAAGAGACAGAAGGCCCGTTAAGGGCGCTGCTCCGTTGGGATAGAAGTAAAACACCTGCCGGCGGATGTTCTGAAAACGCCAGTTAGGGTCTGACTCTGTGTTTAAAAGGCCAAGAATGGCCATAACGGTTCTTTCATTTAACTAAACACGGCCTGACCGGGAGACTTCGATTTCGAAGCCGCCGGAGCACCGTTTCCTGCTCCACCTTGCCCCCCGCCCGAGAGCGTGGACATACGTGTGGTGGGGGCAGCACCGGGAGCGGCCCCTACTTGAGCAGCGGCCATTCCTGGTAACGCCTTTATAATAAGGCGAGATTGGTCGGCTATGAATTTGAACCCTTCTTCTTTGGTTCCTTTCCAGCCATTTGTCTTCATATCGGCGACGACCTTTTGCACGATCATCTCGAAACCTTTAAGGTCTTTGTTGACCTCAGTAAACTCAGCCCACAATGCCTTTTCCTGTTCCTTTTGAGCATAGGTCAACGCAGGTGAGAATTTCGCCTCAAGTTGTTCGCGTGCTTCTTGAAGTTGATAAGCCGCAAGCGTGGCCACTTGTTTTGCTACTCCCTGAGCAACCTCTGCCAGAGCAGCGAGAGCGCCGTCGCCACCAGCAAGGATTGCATCCCGCAAAGCGGGGGTGGGCTTGAAGATATTGAACGCCTTATCAAAGTCCTCTTGGGTATATTGCTTTGTCGATTGCGTCGCCGGGGCTGCTTGAGGCTGGCCAACCCCTGCTTTCTTAAAGGCGGCGGCGATCTCGTCCGCGGTCAAAGCGGAAGGAGGTGGCGTTGTGGGTAGAGTGCCCACTGGCGGAGTCCCGTCACCACCTGGTGGGGTGACTGGTGGCGTCCCTCCTTCAGCAGGTAGTGTTCCTGACGCTGGCGGCGTAGTAGGAGGTGTGCCGAATACTCCTCCCCCACCCTCCACCGAGTCAGCCATTCTCATTATCGTGTGTAATTTCATTTTGTTCTTTCTCTTTGGAGACTTCTTCTTGAAGTCTTTGTATCGTCAAATCCAGAAGTTGCCTCACCCGACTTTGGCCTCTGGCCTCGCCAATATCCTGCTCACGTAGGAAGAATTCTTCAACCGTTCCCACACGCTTGTTGAGCACTTCAAAGACCTTACCCTTCGTCTCAACCACCAACGCCTCTTCCAGCGCCAGAAAGGCCATGTTCTCGTTCAATGCAGCGAACGCCCTAAGCTGGTCCGCCTTGGAAAAGTCCTGAAAGTCCACTTTGGCCTGGTTCATACGGTTGAGAGGGCGCCGGAAGCGCCGGAGGTTGAGTTAGAGGGGTGACATTCCCTGGCATCCCCGGTGTAGGCGGCGGTGCGAGCGTGAATCGCTCGGGGTTGCGCACCCCCCGTAACTCAAGTTGTTCCATTAACATCGCACGAGGGTCGATCTGAAGAGCGACAGCAGCCTGCGGGTTTGGGATGAGAGCCGTAAGCACCTCTTGGAGGGCCTGCGCAATAAGCACCTTCTCGCTCGGCAACGTCCCATCAAAGACCTCAAAGTCATAATTTCCCACTAAGTCCTCTTTGTCAGCTTTGATAAAGTCCGCTCCCATTGCTTTGTCCGCACCGACAAGGTTGACCACCGTTTTCTCGTCGAGACCGTCTCGGAGGTTTGAGAGCATCTTTCGTCCCATTGGTTCGAGAGCACCTCGGAAGATAAGCGTCGCAATCATCTTCAGCCGCGCTGCTGCGGAGGAGTTGACGTTCCGAGCCTCTGTTGCAGACCGGCGACCTGTATGAAACTGCCCCAAAAGGTTATCCGAAATGCCCGTCGTAAGCTGCACCATATCCTGAAGGAATTTCGCGTCCGCGAGGTGGTTCTGCGTCACGTCCTGGATGTTAAGTTGCTTCACAACCCGGTCAATTCCTCCTCGTGCCGCAGCAAGGGGCTTGAGGCGTATCACCGGGTTCCTTGCCTGAAGGTCTTTCATCTCCACCCCTTCAGGGTCGACGATAAGGTAGTTTGAAATCACCTTCCGCACCGAGGTGATGCGAGAATTGATGAACCAGGAGATAACACTCTGAAGCGAATCAATAGTCTCCGATAGACCCATATTCACAAGGTTGTGGAAGTCCGGCGCATACTCGGCTACGTCATAGGTAAACTGCCCATGAAGATAGTTCATCGGTTCGCACTTGATCACTCGCTGATCGTTGACATACCAAACCACATACTTCACCGGGTATTTCTCCGGTCCGAGGGGTTTGTCGTCCACCATATATTCCGACGGAATGATCGACCTCTGCACCTCAGTCACCAACCGATTGCCTTTGCTTTGGGCTGAGTCAGCAAACTGTGTCATCGCCTCGTCCATCGAAAGACCCATTGAGTGATGCCAGTTCCCTCGTGCCTCAAGAGCTTGAATGGAGAAGCCTTTTGTGAACTCGACCCCAGAAACCTCCCCGCGGTTCTGCATTTCCATTAACGCCGTGTAGCTATATTCGTCCTCCGAAGCGACAAACTCTCCCTCTTGAAAGCGGCATAAAGGCAGACGAACATCAGGAAAGAAGCGATACGGGGAAATGTTCAGAATTTTATTCCCAAGATACTTTGTCACCGTCTGCTGAGCATATGCCTGGACTTGTGGCACTTCCTGCACCCCCTGAAAAGGAGAGGTTGGCGGTATCGCTACCGGCATTGAGACCTGTTGAGTTTCACGGGTCCAGGAGGTTTTCACAATGCCCATTCCGAAGCGGGCAACGTCGAGCAAGAACTGATAGAGTCGCGCCTCGAAGATATTATAGGAGAGGTCACGCGCAAGGAACGCCTCCCCTATCTTTGCGGGTTCTTGATCTTCTTCGGACATTCCTAAAAGTTCGAAGAAACGCTCTCTCTGTGTGAATAACGAAAAGCAGAACGAGACAAATGTCTGCACCTGAGAATAGGAAATAGGCACAACCATTTTCTCAGGTTCTCGTCGCTCACGCGCTTTCTTGTCCTGCTCGTCGGCACGGATGATCCCGCGGTAGATGTCGTCGTTTTTATCCCATTGGTCATAGAACACCCGCATCCTTCGACGGGACATTTCGACAAGTTTCTTTGAGTCCGCAAGAATGGTCTTGTGGAACTCACTTTGCTGCTCCCCCTTCAAAGAGTCTGTGACGTAGGATTCCATCTCCGTTCGGGTTAATTATTGCCCTGAACCTAGCTTTTTGTTGGCGGCACCGTCTCGTCAATATGATCTGCAAGTTGCGATGCAGTTTTCTTATTCGCATACGCAGCGTAAGCAGCAAGAATAGCAGAAAGCCCTGTTGCACCGAATGTTCCATAAGGGCCTAGCACACTTCCTACCTGACCAATCGCGGGGTTTGGTGAGATCACCACCGGACCATTCGTGCCGCCACCAGATTGCACAAAGGCAGGGGATTTTGCAAACCATGTTCCGGCTTTCGTTCCTGCACACCCTATAACCAACATCCATATTGCAACTATCACCACCGTTATCGTTGTCTTCATTTTGTTCCTTTTCATTTTATCTCGTTTGACCGCCGCCTTCTTAACTCATCTAGATCGCTCTTTACTTGGTAATCCTGCCATTCTTGTAAGCGTTTAATACCTTCTGCATTTTGTTCTACAGCACGAACTGCTTCAACATGTCGCTCTAACGAGCGGCTGTCCAAGTTTGCAATACCCTGACGGGCTGTCTCAATAGAAAGTTGAAATTCTTTCTGTAGTTTTGTGTCTAATGACTCAAGCCCGCGCTCCGAGGCCCTTTCCACCCTTTGAAGAGAAGAAGTGAAGTAGATCCCAACAGGAGTTGCTACCATCCCAACAATACCAAGAATAATCGTCGCGAGTTGGAAGTTTGGCTTCGTCGAATCGCTAACTCGATCCCGCACTTCAGCGAAACCTCGGTTGACCGAATCACGAATATTATCCAACGCACGACCAAACTGATCAAGCCGCTCTCCAAGAGATTGTATTTGCTCTGCATTCGACTTCGATTGAGCAAATACCTCTGCGAGTTGGACTACTGAATTTGTATCTTTTATCGCCATGCTACAGTAAGATCAGCAGGAGTTGTCCCTGCAGTGACGATCGTAAGGCCGGTGTTGAAGCGCACATCATAAAGCAACGTCGCGACATTTAAAGTCGTATCGAGCGTTCCAATCTTTGGCACTGTAGCAGATGTGTTGTCGTAGATTGTTGCGGTAGTGGCAGCACCTCTTGTATTCACAGAGAGATAATGAAGCACGCCTGTGCCGCTCTTTACCACTGTAGTGGCGTTTGTTGTAATGTTGGTATAGTTATTATCAAAAACTCCACCTGTGCCACTTGCTAATGTTGCTCCTGAAAGGGTGAAGGCGTTTGAATCAGTCGTTGTTAAGACTAGGTTATTCCCACCAAGCCCCGGCTCTGTCGCGACAACAATTACAATATTTCCCGGCACCTGAACAGCATAGACAGATCGAACAAAGGTAGTGGTAAAGCCCAAATCTTGCCGAGATAGGTCGGAGTTAATCACCGCCACAAGGGATTGGCAAATCTGTTGGGGGGTGTCGCCAAAGAAATGTGTCTTGTAGGTCAACGTCGTCCCACCGATGACAATATTCGGTGTTGCTGTAGGCTTGCTGTTAACGACGATATAACCAAAAGCTTGTTGACCAAAAGGCCGATAATATTCAATTCCAGGATTCATAACGCGAAGGAAATGTCTCGAAGGTCGAGATTTGGCCGGCCCACGATGGCTTCATCTTCGACAGGTTTGTTTGAGGGGTCTTCTCGGGGCACGTAGCGCATACCAGAAAGCTCTAGGCGGTAAAGATTCTCCATCATGTGGTCGTCTTTGTCAAGTGGGCGGTTTTCTTTCTCATCCCAACAATAACGCTGAATCTCCCACAACGTCCGACGACAGGCAGGAGTGAAAAAGGTCTGCCCCGCTGGAGCAGCGAGCATCTCCTGAACTTTCAAGATACCAGTTGAAAGGTCTTTTGTGGCCCGCTCGACACAGACTCCATGACGCTCGAACTCGTAGGCCATGTTTGTCTCGGTGATCGGATCATTTATGTAAGCAATCGGGTCCACTTTGGTCCAGAGGGCGTGTCTTCCAAAATGAACGCGCCGGATATCAGCGGAGAGGTCAGCGATCGAACAGTGCCGAAACGTGTCGACAAAGTAGAACTTCTGACCAAGAGCGTTGAGGGCACAGTATAGCACAGCATGTGGAGTTTGTGGATGGGGGTCCACCGCGGTATAGATAGTATAATCGAGCGGAGGATTTTCATACGATGTCCACCCTAAGGGAAGGTCTTTGAGGACGTGTTTGTCCCATGAGAACTCTTTGTAGATCAACCCTGATAGATGAAGAGGAATACCATAAAGGCGACATTGCTTCTCGTCCTCGGTGAGCAAAGCCTCGAACTCTGCAATCGCATCTTTCAACAAGTAAGGGTTATCGTAGATTGAGCCGGTGTCTGCCCAGACGCTATCCCGCAGTTGGCCCCCTGTATCTTGGGGGAAGAAATAATCGTTAATCCAGAACTCAGTCAGTGGTGTGAGAGTGAAGATAGCCGACCCACCTCGATCAACAAGTCCACGAGCAGACGCCTTGAACATATCCTCAGGACATGGCTCATCGACATGGATCAAGTCCCAGTCTGAACTTTCACTCCCAAGTGGGTTGGCTTTGAAGCTCTTGACTGTATCGAAGCGCCATACCGATTTATTCACCCCTTCAATCATGTCGATTGCGCCGGTGTGGTTGCGACGGACGCTCTTCACCACGTCCTTCGGGAGCATCTTCCAGACCTTTCCCCCGTCCGCTTTCTGCGAGGTCCATATCTCGTCGACCTTATCCCAGTCGGTGGTGATCGTGAGAATCTTTGTGGGATGCTGTGGGATACCCCCTCGCCGAGCAGAATCGCTTTCGGCATACCAAGAACGTTCGTTCATAAACCATGCGCAATCTTCCGCGCACCCCATAGTCGATTTTCCATAGCGGTTTCCCGACCGGATCATCCGTCGCTTAAAGCGCACCCCCGCCCGATGAAAAGCATCCTGCTTTGGGAAAGGCCGGTAGTAAGCCAAGCCGAACCGCTTCACCAACTCAAGCTTTCGCTTAAGCAATGTCGCACGTTGGCGCTTTAGCAAAAGCACCTCGGGGTCATCTTGAAGATCAGAGGTCATTTTGAGAACAGATCGCTCATCCGGGCGCCACCACCCTCACCGGTGTTGGCATAGATTGCTCGCATCGCGGCTTTGGCCTTCTCGACCGAGGCATGGTGCGATACCACCTTTCCGGTAGCTTTCTTGACGAGCACCGCTCCTTCCTTCGTTTTCTTGATCGAATAGGGCATAACCTTCAAATCCAGTAGATTTTGAAGCCAGTGATGGCAGCACCTGCAGTCAAGCCGATTGTGGCCGGTGGGATGGTGTCGAAGATGAGCGTTGTTGGGGCGGTTTTACTCAACGGCGTTCCTGTATCCCCTGTGATACCCTTGAGAGTGATTGTGTTGGTATTGCCTGATGGAGGGACAAGAATCGCCCCACCCGCTCCCGCGGGGACGGTCACCGCTGTGAACCCCGACGCAAGCGGATTGAAGACCTGAACATAACAAGCGCTATTTGGGTTCGTCAAGGTAAAGCTGTCCAACGGCCCGCTTGAAGACCCCGTCGGAAAGGTAAGGGTTATCGACTCCGTCGCCATGGAGGTCCCCACCCCGCCCGTTCCTGATCCAAATGTATAATTCGCCATAAACCGTGCTTCCTTTCATGCGCCTTCTGGCGCGGGTTAGAACCAAATAAACCGACATTCTTGACCAGATACAATTGTGACAGAAGCTCCGTTGGACGTCAAATCAACCACGGAACCGCTTTTTGTAAGAGAGATTTGGAAATCATTTGTTGTGGGATTGACCACGTAGTAGTTATAACCAGTGATAATTCCACCAGGAAGAGTGCCCCCGAAGCTGATGATAGAGTTTGTTATGAGTGTGTGAGAGGCGAGGGTGATTTTGTCGGTGACAGAATCAGCCGTCACTGCTTGGTTTGTATAGTTCGACGCGCTTCCATCAACGATGATGCTCTTTGTATTGACAGGGTCAGGGGCTGCGAACATGAAGAAGAAGGGCCCAATGTTGTCCATTAAGATACCAGTATCTGCTCCAGCACCTTTAAGGGTTAAACTATAACGATTGATAGGATCAGGGCAAGCAAGGCAACCCACCGCTCCCCTCGGGGCGAGGACGGTGTTGGAGCCATTGATAAGTTTGATTATGTCAACCGAACAAACACTCATTGCATTTGTGAGTTGGTAGTCGGCAGGGTTGGAACTTCCAGCAAGCTCGACATAAGAAGCGAGAATGCTCAAAGCAGTAGAGCCAAGCGCTTTGAAACGAAAGACCGGGGTGAGGTCAATAGCAACGCTCATAACCATGAGAAGCGAGCTTCTTGAGCGCTTGTCAAAAGCACAGTCGTGCCATTTGAGGTAATGTCCACCACCGAACCTCCTTTTGTAAGGGAGAGTTGGAAATCGTTCGTGGTTGGGTTGACCACGTAGTAATAAAGGGTGGAGGTTATTCCTCCTGGCACCGGAGAGCCTGTTAGATAAACTGCCGAGCCTGCGATAAGAGTATGAGCAGCAAGGGTAATCTTATCGGAGGGCGCGTCAGCGGTCACAGCCTGCGCGCTATAATTCGACGCCCCACCGTCGATAACGAACGAGAGGGTGCCGATAGGGTTAGCAGTGAAAGGGAGGAGAATAGGAGCATTTTTGTGGATAGCAATACCTGTATCACCCGCGACACCCTTTAGAGTCATTGAGTAGCGATTTAGGGGATCGGGTTGGATGATCACACCAGCAGCGTTGGTGGGGGCGGTGATAGTGTTAGCCCCGTTGAGGATATGGAGGATGTCGGTGCGACATATCGACGACGAGTTCGTAATTTGATAGTCGCAGGTCGTAGTGCCAAGACCAGAAAGGAACTGTGTAGCAGAGGCCGTTAGAGCCACCGAGGAGGAACCACTCGAAGCAGTCGCAGCGCCCGAGGAGATATTCGCGTTGACACTCATACCGCTCCCACCCCAAGGCGCTTCAATTCCCTCTCGTTCTCTTCGATCTCTCGATTCACCGCGTCAATGTCCTCCGCCATGTGGGTGACCTCGGCTTTGACCTCCGACCTCTGCACGGCCTTCCCAAGATACCGGTCGAGAAGGCTATCCGCAGCGCGGAGTTGCACAGCAGGTTCCGTTGCCGAGTCACGAACGCTAATGATCTTCAGCACGGAGTCCTCTGCTGCCGACGCGAGAAGACCTTGAACCGCGTCTTGTCCCGCTTCGCGAATTTCTTCGACGAGCCGTTGCCGTGCCCAAGGCTGGCGGAGGATGTTCGAGACCCAAGCCTCTGTTAAGTCAAGCCGGCGAGCAATGTCGCGATTCGACAAAGCCTGCGCTTTGAGGAAGATGATAATGCGGTGGCGGGGACTTTCATGAAGAATGCTCCAGTTTGGGTCTTTGGAATTAAACAACGCATCTGGGTTCTCTTTGTATTCCTGCTCAACTGTCGAGCCGGCGAGCTTAGAATTCTCATAGAAGCTTTGGTTGCCGGGCGCAACGCCCGCAGCTTCCGCATATCGGGCGAGTTCGTTCATGGCACAATCTCCATCTTGTAAAAGCCTGGGTTGACCGCCGGAAGATCGCCAAAGGCGAAGAATGGACCTTCGACCATTGGGGACCACATTAGGCGAAGAACTGGGGACTTTGGTACCGTGAAAGAAATCTCGTTGCTGAAATCACTCACCACCCCTGAAGAATCCTGAGCCACGACGGCAGCATAGAGCGTCGTCGATGTTTGGAGATTTGTCAAGGTAACCATAATGTTCGTTCGGGCATTGTTTGTGAACGACAACGAATAGCTTCGGCTATTCGTCCCCACAAAGACCACATACCCCACCACTGAAGGTTCGGGGCTTTGATTCCACCCAAGAACCGGCCCTGCGGAGCAAAGCGAAGCCGTTCCAAGAAGGAGCGCTAGAAGGGTTCTCATGAATCGTGAAGCTCACGCCGCCTACGGCGACGCTGTTCTTTTAGGTGCCAACCGTCTCGGACTGACCACCAACAATCGTCTCCTTCGGTTCGCCACTTGTCGATTCAAGGTTGGTTTTGCTTCCCACTGTGATAACAGCCCGCTCTACCTTCTGCCCGGCGGCTTGGAGTTCTTTTACAAAGGCCGCCGCGAGCTGATCTGCATCGTTGACGTCTTTATTATGATGACTTCCCATCCCTTCGATTGAAATATGCCAGTTTCCCACTTTCGTCCTTTCTCTCTTTGACACCTTCAAGACTTGCCCTGCCTTTGGCAGTGCTGATCTTGAGGGTCGCGGAGCGGGCTATGCCGCGCGGTTTTCCTCTTCCTTCGCCCCCGCGGGCGTTTCAACCATCACCTCCGCGCCTACCCGTCTGATCACAACCTCCTCCCTCTGAGCCTTATCGTACACAACCGACACCGGCTTAAGGGTGTTCAACGTCTGCCGCCGGAGAATCTCTTCCACTCGTGGTGGATACCCACTGTTTTTTGCACTCATCGTCTTAATCCTTTCTTTTTCTTCCCGGGAACGCGAAGCGGCTCCCCTCTGGAGAGCGGAACCTCTTGCACGTCATCGCCCTTTGGCCTCTCGGGGGAGCTTTTCTTCATCTTCCCCTTGATACCACAATGCGCCAAAGATGTCAACTCTTTTCTGGGCGACGCCTTCTCAGGGGAGAAAGCTCTTTTCTCGTCCCTCCTTCACCTCTCTTCTCCCCTGAGGGCCGGAGGCCCTACACAAGGAACTTTTAAATTCGGTTTTTGTGGTAAAGGGGATATAGGCTAATAAGTCATAGGGCCATTGGGGAGGACACCCTTTGGGAAACCCTTGAGGCGGAGGAACATGCGGAGGAAGAGGAAGGCCGCTGGCTCCAAGGACCAGCGGCTTTGAGAGGAGGAGCTATAAGCTAGGCAGGAACGATCTTGGCAAGGCACCATGCTGCCGTGGGCAGATGCGCCCTAGCCCAGAGGACGGCAGCGTGTTTCGATGTCCAGCCATAGCGTGGATTATCACAGCGCCAATATGCCTTGTTCCCCATGACGATGATGAACATAGGATCAAAGGTTAAGGTAGCGGTCAAGAGCAAGCGTTCTGGCGCTCTGTTCGGGAAGGCGCTTCCCACCTTTCGGCGAGGCCAACCATTGGCGGAATGCGGAGGCGTTCCCGCCAATGCCATGCTCCTGCGCGGATGCCATAAAGTCCAACCGCGAGGCTTCGGGCATTCCATGCTCGGCCGCGATTCCGGCAAGCAGGCTGAGGTGCTCGACCGTCCCCCAAGCCTTCGGCTTTCCAGCGTCCTGAGCTGCAAGAATAGCATCAACCATGCTGAGCATTTGGGGATCTCCGATTTTTGTGATTTCTTTCATAACCAATTTGCCTTTTCTTTCCCCGGGAGCGGAATTGCTCCCGATAACCCTAAGCATAGCATGATCTCCGGGGAGAGCAAGCTTTTTCTTTATCTTTCTTTTCACCGCTTCGCACTGAGCGAAGCTAGGTGAGCATTTTTCATGCCTCTCTCGGGAGAGATGGCCCTCCGATAAGCCCGTCGATGGAAATGATCGACATTCGCCTCAGGCGCTCCCCTAGGTGAAGGTTAATTATTGCCCCTCACAGAAGCTTGACGAAAGTGTGTCGGTCCGACGCCGACGCCGACACGACCTAAGTGCTTGCGGGAGAAGGAAAAGTGTTGGTCGTCCCGTTGGTCGTCTGATCACGAAAGGCATTTTGCCTATCCCAGAAAATGCCGCAAAAGTCCTTTTCCAAACGGCCAAAGCCTTTTTCTTACATGTGTCATTTTTTTTTTAGAAAAATGTATGTAAGAAGAAGGAAAAGCGAAAACCGTTTGGCGAAAGTGCCCTTGTGAAAGAGCTAGGTAATTTCTGCCTAGCTGGCAAAGAGCCAGAATGCCAAGCAAGGCCGATGGGACGACCGATCAACCGACCCTTTTCATTGATTTGCAAGCTCTTACAAGCAAAAATGGTCGGCTATTTGATCGGCCTACCCCTTCCACTTTTTCTTTCGCCCGTTAAACCTTCGTCCTCGTGCTTTGTAGAAGGAAGAACGTGCATATTCAGATTGGTATATGAAGTAACGAGAACATCGACGTGAACAGCAGAGAGGTGGAGGAAAGGTGTGCTCAAAGAGTTCGCCACAGTAGCAGCAATGATAAAGGTTAAGAAGGGACATTTTCATTCGGGGGTTGAGGTTTTGCCACCACTTCGTGCGTGCGCCAAAACTCCGCGCGCTTATGCGCCGGGCAGCAAAAGCGTTGCCAGACCTTTTTCGGCGTAAAGGATTTCGCGCAGAGCACATAAGCGCAGGTTATCATCGGGAGGACTTTGGGTTTTTTCATATATGTGAGTAGAGCAACTGAATTCTCCGAGCCGAAAAGAGCCAGCTTTGCGGCTAGGGCGGCTATTGGGCCGCCCGCAAGCAGCCTAGCGTAGCATGAGATCAGCCGCAAGCTAAATCGCTCCTCCCCCTCCGCTCCGGCGCTCCCCAGGGCTTCGCCTTGCTAGCATCTTTCATGCCAAGGCTCCGCCTTGGGCGGGATCTATTTTCATGCCATCTCTCCCCCGAGAAAGCAATTAAAGATAAATTCTTTTCTCGACATGCCCTTGCGTCCCCTGCTAGGCTCTTTCTCAAGGCGAGAGCCTTCGGCTGGCATAGAGCCTGCTTAGAGGCTTCGCCAAACAAAAGGCAAAATCATATGGCAAGATGTGAAGATTATCCCTGCTGCGGCCACGAGGATGGTGGCTGCCCAAACCAAGATGGATCGTTCAATTGTGCAAGTTGTGGAAGAAAGTTGTCGAAGAACTCTCCTAGTTCAATTTGTACAAAGTGCCATCGTCGGGATAGAATAGCGAGGGCACGCGGCGAAGAGGTTGGAGGGGATTTTGATTACTCGATGAATTATTAAGGCCCAAAAGTGAAGGCCAATAATTAACCCGCACTAGCGCAATGCAAAGCATCTTCAATCTTGCAGAAGCACGTGAAAGCCTCTCAAAGCGCTTCCCTAATGCCTATCGACGTTCCTCCTACAATAAGCATCTCATCCTTAACCCATTTGACAGTTTAAGTGAGCTTGTCCTTTTATATGAAATCACGCTCCCGAAGACGAAGTCTTTCTGGCGTCTCACCGAGGCCCGCCTCGGCCATTGCCCAACGCTCCCTTCATGCGCTGGGCTTCTCGTCGCGACTGACGGCATGATGGCAATGTTGCTTCGCAGCGATGCGGAGCTTCTCGAAATTCATTGTTCGAGTTTTGTCGAAGATCAACCCGAAGCCGCGCCGGCGAAGGCAAGAACCTCACGGCCAGACCCCGCATTAGATCGTTATCTTCAACTTGTATGACAAACGAAAAACTCTCCCTCCTGATAGAACGTTGGTTCATTGCCCTTGTTATCGCGAAAACCATAATCATCTGCTATCTTATCTTAAAATGACCTTTAGAGAATGCGTCGTGATCGCAATGTATCGTGCGGGAAAACTTCCAAGCATTGAAAAAGCCCTCAAAGCCGCAGACAAAGACTTCCCTAGCGTTGGTGTGGTATCAACCACCCAAGTCCCACCAGAA